GGGTTGTCAGGGCGTGGAAACCAGACGGCACCGGCTATGTCATCGATTATGGCCGGCAGGATGTCGGTGGTGCCTTGAAGTACAAGAGCGACCTAGGGCTGGATAAAGCAATTCGCAATGCCGTCATGCGACGCATCGACGAATTCCGGAATGCCACCTATGCGTTCGCTGATGGCTCCCAGATCGCATCCGCTCACCACCTGACACTCGTGGACGCTGGATACCGCACCGACGCCGTGTACGCGGCCTGTGCGTCATCCGGGCTCGGCGTCTATCCGGTCATGGGATTCGGCAAATCACTCGGCTGCGTCAAGCCATCCTTCACCAATGCCAAGCATCGCACTGCCGTCGTGATTCCAGGCGACAATTGGAAGTTGGCGAAGAATGGTAATATCTGGCTGTGCGAGGCCTACGCCGACCACTGGAAAGCATGGGAGCATGACCGATGGATGACGTCCACTGACAAGCCAGGCTGCCTTTCCATGTGGGGCGAACATGACGAGGATCGCACTAGGATGAGTCCAGACGAGCGATCACACACGTCATACGCTCACCACATCTGCGCGGAGGTGGAAGTTGAGGAGCCATTCAAGGGTGGACTGCGGCGACGGTGGAAGCCGGTCAGTAAAGAGAATCACTGGCTCGATGCGAGTTACTATTCCGACGTCGCGGCGAGCATCAAGGGGATTCGGCTGACTGGGCCGGTAACCGCCAAAATACCGCAGGCAATTCCCGGCGTGCAAGGCTCGAAGCGCACCCGTCCCGAAGATCGTCCATCGCTCGCGGACCTTGCCAGCAGGTGACCAATGGCACGGACTCCACCGAATCAACGCAGGAGTCTGGCGGAACTCGCCGGATCAGGTCCGTCATCTTGTCCGTGTCCGTCGTGCGGCAGCGGTCAAATCTCGATCTACCGTACTTCTCAATGGGACCGCGTCATTGTCCGCTACTGCCGATGCTCTGAATGTCGGCAGCAATATGTGACAAAGCAGGGCCGTCCTGAGTTTCTGCGGACCGTGCCGACTCGCGACGAATAGTCCACCCGTGGAATCAGCTGCTTGCAATGCCAAGCCTCCGTCTGTTGAATGGTTGGCGTCTAAGACAACTCGAATCGGCGACGTGACGGACTAATTACCTGTCGCGAAACCAGCGCAATACAAAGGCCATGCGGGGCCGCATCCTCGCGCGGCCTTTTTTATTGCGCTCGCCGGATAAGGAAACCAACATGCCAGACGTGGAAACAATCTCGGAGCGGATCGAGCAAACGGCCATCGAGGGCATTCAGCGAGTTCAGATCGCCGGTCAGTCGGTCGACCAGATCAGCATCAGCGAACTTCTCAAGGCCGAGGAGCACACCAAAGCGAATGCGGCCAGTCAGCGACCGGGATTTGGCATCCGCATTCAGAAGATCATGCCGCATTACGATTAGTGACCAATCGCATCCATCCACTAACTGGCATCCCTAGCAACGGCAAACCTAAGAATGGCAAGCCGAAAGCTGAACTCGCCGGACTGTTTCAAGGGCGGACGCGACTGACATACGACGCGGCCCGCACAGGGACAGATCTTGATCCTCACTGGCTCCACGCCGACGCACTGGACGCGGACTCGTCAAATAGCAGACCAGTTCGGGAGCGACTCGTTCGCAACTCACGGTACGAAGCTGGAAGCAACGGCTACTACGACGGGATCATTTCGACACATTGCAACATGGTTGTCGGCGTTGGTCCGTCGCTTCGGATGCTCACCGGGAATAAGACGTTCAATCAGCTGGTTGAGCGAGAATGGTTCCGATGGTGTCAGGCGATTCAATTCGCACGCAAGCTGTGGTGCATGGCACACGCTCGCTATCAGGACGGCGAAGCGTTCGCGATCATGGTCAATAATCCAGGGATTAGGAACAACGTCCAACTCGATCTATTCCTGATTGAAACTGAGCAGTGCCAGTCGCCGCAGTGGAGTTTCGAGGAATCAGTCGGCTACATCGACGGCATCCGATTCGACGAAAACAATAACATCCTCTGGTATGACGTGCTGCGTCATCATCCTGGCAGCACAACCTTTTCCGCTGTCGAAGATCCGATCCAGATTCCTGCCAGTGACATGCTGCATTGGTTCAAGCTAACGCGGCCCGGTGCTCATCGCGGACGTCCGGCACTTACCAGTACGCTGAATGTTGGAGCGACAAGTCGGCGACACAGGGAAGCAACGGTCAAGGCGGCCGAGACTGCGGCGAGCATTGGCGCGATGCTTCAATCGCAGATGTCGCCAGCCGGTGACGACGAGCCAGATGAAGTCATGCCGCTGACCAACTACGTCGTCCCGCAGCGCGGACTCGTCGCACTTCCGATGGGATGGACCGCTAACCAGATGGAAGGCAAGCATCCCAATGCTCAATATGCCGAATTCCATCGCCAGCAGTTGAGCGAGCAGGCACGGCCGATCGCCATGCCGTACAACGCGGCATCCTGCGATTCATCGACCTACTCTTTCGCCTCCGGAAAACTCGATACGCTCTGCTATCGCGCGGATATCAACGTCGAACGCCGGGACTGCGACGACACGGTATGCGATCGAGTATTCGCGGCATGGTTCCGAGAGTGGACGATCCTTGCCGATCGCCGCGATATTCCTCCGCAGCATCAATTTGATTGGCCAGTACACCCTGTCATTGACGCTGTCCAGGAAGCGACCGCAGTCGATATGCGGCTAAAGAACGGCACGCTCACTCTGCGTCAAGCATACTCCGACATGGGGCAGGATCTTGAGGATCAGATCGCCGTGATGACCGAGGATTACTTCGGGGATGCGTCCGAAGAGAACATCTCGAAAATGCGGCAGATCCTCATGCTCAAAAATACGCCGCAGGGCACCATGAATCATGTCGCCACAATCATCGGTGTGTCCATGCCGACGCAAACTGCACCTCAGGACGAGATGGCGACACGGGAGTCGATGTAATGGGCAAACTCATGGGATGGGAATTCAGTTTATCCAAGCCGACAAGTCAGACCTATACGATGTCTGCCATTCGCGCACCGGTAACGATCGCACTCGCATCCGGTGAAGGCGAAAGCGGTCCGCCGACGTTTGAATCGATTGCTTACAGCGGGGCCGTGGTTCCAGGTGACACATCGACGCCGCGACTTGATGCAGACTACGTGATCGATCTATCGGGCATGACCGCACACAAAAACGCCAAGGTCAATCTGGATCACAAGAGCAATCAGAGAGTTGGGCATCTTACGGACGTTCACGTTGGCACGAGCGACGTCAAGGTGTCCGGGCTTCTTTCGGCAGTCACGCCGTATCGCGACGAGGTGGCAGGCAACTCGAAGAACGGCTACCCGTGGGAAGTGTCGATCGAGGGCAATCTATCCAAGCCGCGAAAGCTGGCCAGCGGCAAGTCTGCTGTCGTCAACGGGCGCACGGTCGACGGCCCACTGTACATCTTCGGTAAAAGCGTCCTGACCGCCGTAGCGTTCGTCTCGCAGGGTGCAGACGACGGTAATTCTGTAACTATCGCGGCCAGTGCCGCAAAGGATGTAGCCATGAACGAGTTCGAGGAATATTGCGTCAGCCTCGGTGTGGATCTTGAGTCCGTAACGACGGATCAGAAGGCTCGCCTGCAAACCGCATTTAATGCGACGAAGGCCGCTCCACCGGATGTGACCCGCAGCTCGTTCGATTTAGAGGCCGATGAAGTACGCCGGGAGACGGACCGGCAGAACGCGATCCGGCAAATCGCACTTGAAGCGATGAAAGAGTTTCAGCCTTACCAGGATCAAATCAGGCGACTCGCCAAGGCCGCACTCGAAAGCCCGTCAACGCGGGTCAAGGACTTTGAACTGGAGTTACTTCGGACGACGCGCACCAGTGCCGGGCGATTCCAGCTTGGTGATAGCGGGGCTCGCGCGGCTGAGATGGATCCAGAAGTAATTCAGGCTGCCATCTGCCTATCGGCCGGACTGCCCAATGTCGAGACGGCGTTCAGCGAGCAGACGCTACACGCGGTCGACAGGTCTGGGATGCGCAATTTCAGCTTGCAACAACTCTTCATGCGAGTTGCGCACGCCAACGGCTATCCATGTCGCGTCGGTGATCGAATCCACATTGGGAACATCCGCACCGTCTTGGAGTATTGCTTTCCGCGAGGTCCGGTGCGGACCGACCTGACGGCTGGATTCTCGACGGTCAACCTACCTGGGATCCTTGGCGCGGTAGCGAATAAGGAATTACTCGCCGGTTACATGGAAGAGGATCAAACGTGGCGAGAGATTTCTACGATCAAGTCTGTGACTAATTTCCACGTGATGAACAGCTACCGGATGCTTGACAACCTCGAATATGAGGAAGTCGGGCCGGCTGGTGAAATCAAGCATGGCACGCTGAGTCAGGAGACGTACACGCGGCAGGCGAAGACCTACGCCAAGCTCTTGGCGCTGACCCGAACGGATATCATCAACGATGACCTTGGGGCATTCGACGATCTTCGCGCAAGACTCGGGCGCGGGGCCGCTCAGAAGTTCAATAACATCTTCTGGGCCGCGTTCATGAACAATGCGAGTTTCTTCACGACTGCACTCACGAACTACATCGAAGGCGCGACAACCAACCTGCTCGTCGATGGCGTCGGCTTGCAACAGGGCATTACGGCCTTCCGCAAAATGCGGACTGCCGAAGCGGACGGATCGAAGCGTGTCGGTGCATCGATGTCCAGCCCGACGATGTTGCTCGTTCCGCCGGAGTTGGAGTTCGTTGCCGCTCGGCTATTCCAGTCGACCAACGTCAACGCCGGCGGTGCGGCAACTTCGGAGTTCATTCCCAGCGCGAACATCTTCGCCGGACGGTATCGCCCGATCGTTCAGAATCGATTGAGTGACACGGCCTTCACTGGCAACAGCACGACGGCGTGGTATCTGTTCGGAAACATGCTCAAGCCGATGGTGGTGTCCCTGCTCAATGGAATGGCGGCACCAATCGTCGAAAGCACGGATGCCGATTTCGAGGTGCTCGGCGTTGTGTTCCGCGCCTACAGCGACTTCGGGGCTGACAAGGCGGAATATCTATCCGGCGTCAAATCCAAGGGAGCGGCATAAACATGAAAGTGCTCGCATTACTGAACCTCGGAACCGGCGACTTTCCGAACCACGCACTCGCAGAAGGCGAGGTACGTGACGTCCCGGACGAGGTTGCGGTCAAGATGGTCCGCATGGGCGTCGCAATCTCGGCTGAGGAACCGCAGACGCCGCGTCAACTGGTCAAACCGCCACCCGGCAAAAAAACAGAGCAACAAACATAGGAGTGAATTCGCATGGCGCAAGTACCTTCCACTCGGCGGCAGACCAGCGGTGATCGCATTGACTGGGTCGCCGCAGCCGACATCGCTGCCGGTGATGTTGTCCCGTTCGGGCCACGGATCGCGATTGCCGAAATCCCAATCGCATCGGGGGCCACTGGGGCACTCGCACTAACCGGAACCTTCCGAATGCCAAAAGCCACCGGGGCCATTGCCAAGGGCGTAATCGTCTACTGGGACGAAAACGGCAACCCAGTGAGCGGCGATTCAGGCAGCGGGGCGATTACCGGAACCGCGTCCGGCAACCTACGCGCGGGGCAAGCGGCTGAAGCGGCATTGTCGGCAGATGAAACGGTCGATGTCCTACTCGGCCAGCCAGGTGGCACAGCGGGGCTGTAATGCCGAACCTCCTCCAGCGTGCCGCAGTGTGGCTCGGCGAGCGGCTGCAAGTCGCTGGCGGGCGGACGGTCACGTATCGGCGTGGCTTGCACTCGGTGGAACTGACGCTGACGCCACATATGCACGAGGAGCAGGTATTAGGCCAGGATGGGATCGAGCAGGATGTGCTTTCCTATGCCTGGACTATCACAGCAAGCGAACTAATCATCAACGGATCTGTCGTCGTGCCGCAGTCTGGCGATGTGATCGAAGAGACACTGGATAGCGGCGAAGAGATTCGGTGGGAAGTATTTCCGCGGGGCGACAAGGATCAATGTTACGAGTGGATGGACAGTAGTAAGCTGTTGATTCGCGTGAATGTTAAGCCTCGATGACTGATGCAATCATTATCCAAGTTGCCGACGCCATCGTGGAAGCGATCCGGGCGATTGTGCTCAGCGAGGATTTTACGGTTCGCAGATCCTACGGCGATTGGAATGACACGATAGAAAACGTCGATGGCCTGATGGTAGACGTCGTGCCGGCCATGTTTCCATCGACCCTATTTACTCGCGGAAGCCTTCGCTACATCTGCACAGTCAATGTTCTGCTTAGGCGGCGACTCGGTGAGGATGCACGAATACGAAGTGGCGAGCGGTTCGATCAGGGACGGTTTGAGAACGCAGCAATTGATCCATACGTGAACGATTTACAGACGATCCATGAATACTTTGCGCCGAGCCAGCCAGGGAAGGCTGGGCGACAGCTCGCGTCGCTGCCTGATGCGGCATGGCAGCAAGAGTCCGCAAACCGCTCAACGTTTCATCGCCAACTGCTGCGAGAGTTCGGCCAATTCAGCGGGTGGAACGCACTCGTTTACAGCGTATCGAGGGCCGCAGGATCATGATTGAGATGGCGGTTACATCCGAACAAACCATCGATCGCGTTCATGTCGCGATCCAGAAAGCACAGAAGCGCGTATTCCAAGTCGTCGCGTTCAATACTCGCAAGTCCGCCATCGATTCGATTCAGTCTGCCGAAGGGCCAAGCGCACCAGGCACGCCTCCACACACGCACAGGAGGGCGTTCCTGCGTCGAGCCATTCTGTACGCTGCCGACGCCGAAGGTGCTGTCATCGGGCCGCGTGCGAGCGTGGTGGGGACTGCTGGGCAGGCTCACGAATTCGGCGGGCAATATGGCGACGAGGTATTCCCGCAGCGGCCGTTCATGCGTCCCGCACTTGACAAAAACCTAGACCGCTTTGCCAACGAATGGCGCGGGTCTGTCTTCGACCAATAGGAGTTCGCCGATGGCTGACGAAATGGGATATGAACTCCACCTCTATATCGGAGTGGAAGGATCGACAGCAACTACACTCGTCGAGCAGGCGACGGACATTGATTACGATTTGGCGATTGAAAAGGGATCAACGACAGTTCGTGGGACCGGCGGAAACGTGCCGATCAAAACTGGAAACGCCGTGCTCCGTGCGGCTGTTATCACTTGGAGCATGATCAACGATCCGACGGATACGGTGCTCGGCACGATGATCAACCGAGCCATCACCGGCAATCCTCTGGCAGTCAAGCTGACGACCGGCAGCGGTGCGACGCTCTTTGATGGCGACTGCATCGTCGGGAAAAAGTACAACGCTCCGCTTGGCGCAGAGGGAACCTATGACTTCACGGCCGAGCCGACGAAGAAGATGGGCCGATCGCCGACGCTGGGATAAACCATGAGTAGGATCGAAGATAATCTCACAATAGTTGGCAACCTGCGCGTAGCCGGGACGTCGGCGTTCGCGGGTGCGAGCGGTATCGCACGGAGTGATCTTACGCAGGAATCCCTGACGCTGTTCCTGTTGTCCCCGGAAACGTGGCGGATCCATGACAACATGGACGCACTGCTAGGCGATCCGCCAGTAGGCGGTGCGGGCAATGACGATCTAGGCATTGTCTCCGGGACATACGGCACTGGCGTTCCGAGCATCCAGACGGGCGATAACAAAGCAGCTGGATCAGTCACGAAGTATGCACGGCAAACAGTGCAGCTGCCAGCAAACTACGTAGCAGGACAAACGGTTTCAGTGCGACTGCACGCCGGAATGATAATGACGGTGGCCTCGTCGACCGCAACAGTCGACGTCGAAGCATACAAGAGCGACAACGAAGCGGCCGTAGACGGTGCTGACTTGTGCGCGACGTCGGCCGCAAGCTGCAACTCGCTAACCTTCGCGGATCTCGATTTCACAATTACGCCAACGGCACTCAACCCTGGCGATGTCCTCGACATCCGCATCGCCATCGCGACCAACGACGCCGCGACTGCAACGGCCGTGATCGGCTGCATCGGATTAGCCGCCTTGCTTTGCGATACGAAAGGTTGATTGTGCGAACGTTCAAGGACTGCAACGGTAAGGAATGGAAACTCGCAGACATCGGGGTTGATGAAATCGAGAGCGTTAGGATTCAGCTACATCTCGACCTGGCGGATATCACGGGCGACGTATTCACGCGAATCGAGAACGACCCAGTTCTGTTGCGAAATGTTCTCACGGTGCTGTGCTCATGCGATCCAACCGAGCTATCGAAAGGTCTGAAGCGCGACGGGATATCGCGTGCAATCGAAGCGGTCCGGGGTGCCGTCGAGGATTTTTTCCCACCGAACAAATGGTCAGATCTGCAATCCAACTTGTCCCAGCGAAAAGCCGCCGACGACCAGTTTGCCGCGATGAAGCCGGCCCTGCAGATGCTCAATCACCCGGACTTCCCGCAGGACGTGCATCAGGGGGTCATGGAAGCCTTGCGGCAAATGATCCAAGGCAATATCGGTTCGCCAACTTCAACGGCACGAGCGTCTGTTTCTGGCCCGCTTGCGAGCCTGCTGAGTGCTGTCTCCGACTCGCCGGCTTCCTTGGGCTCTATCCCGGCCGCATGACGCTGCGTCGGCTTTGGCTAATGGCCGCCGGCAAGCGTGAGGAGATGCGAGCGGCCATGATATCCGAGGCATCTCTGTCGACGCTTTTCCACGAGCGGGCGAGCCGATCCACAGTCGATTACTTCATTGTGTACGGGCATCCTCCCGGAAGAGTAATCGAGCCACGGCATCCCATTGCCGATCAGCTGCTTGCCGAGCAACTGGCCAAGAGCGGAGGATCGCGATAAATGGCAAGCAAATCCGACATCGAAGCTGGCAAAGCATTCGTGCGGTTATTCGTCAAGGATGAAACAACTGCCGCACTTCAAAAGGTTGGCGAGAATCTCCGATCATTCGGAAAGGGCGTCGCTGGCATCGGCGTCGCCATGACAGCCGCTTCCAGTGCCGTGGTCGCGTTCGGATTAACGGCCGTCAATCAGTTCTCGTCAGTCGGTGATGCTGTCGCAAAGATGGCTGGGCGGACCGGCTTGACGACGGAGGCCGTTTCAGAATTAGGTCACGCCGCAGACCTGAGCGGCACAAGCATTGAGACTGTTGAGCGTGGCTTGCGGAAGATGCAGGATACGTTGGTGACGGCAAGCTCTGGGATGAATGAATCGACTAAGGCCATCAACAAGCTCGGCCTGTCCACTGAAAAGATGCTCGTATTGTCTCCTGAAAAGCAGCTTGAGGCGTTCGCGGATGCGATATCCTCGATTGAGAATCCGGCTGAGAGGACGGCAGCGGCTATCGACATCTTCGGAAAGTCAGGTACCGAACTGCTCCCGATGTTCTCTGGTGGAAGCAAGGGTATCGCCGAAATGCGCGAGCAGGCCAAGGCACTCGGCCTGAGCATGTCCGGTGAGATGGCCAAGTCGGCAGAGGAAGTGAATGACGCAATGGGAACGCTGCGGAGTTCGCTCGGTGCGGTTGTGACGCAGATCGGGGCGGCTCTAGCGCCAGTTATCACACAACTCGCCAACCGACTATTCCCAATCATCGGTCGAATTGCGACATGGATTCGCAACAATCAATCGCTGGTTGTTTCCATTGCCGCTGCGACCGTTGCCATCGGAGCCATCGGGGCCGGGCTGACAGCACTCGGTCTTACCGCCGCGGCAATCGGGACCGCACTCGCTGGTCTGGGTGCAATTGCGAGCGTCGTATTCTCGCCAATAACCGTGGCCGTCATGGCTGTCGTCTCCGCAATCGGTCTGGCGATCGCCGTAGTGTATCGGCTGTCCAATGGCTTTCGCGATTTGATCGGGCCATTGAGTCGCGTATTCGCGCTAATGAATGACTTCGGAAGAGTCGTCGCTTCAGGCGGCATGGGTGCACTACTTGAAACGCTATCGCGAGCCGGTCCGCTTCTTAGGTCATTCATGAATGACATATTCTCGCAGCTGCCGACACTCGCTGGATATTGGCTTGGCCGAGCCACAAGGGAAATCGTTATGGCATTCCACAACATCACGACCGCGATCATCAATAGGATCATCGAATCGATCGGGGACTTGATTAAAGCGGCTGTGAGCGGCGACTTTGGCGGGGCACTAGATATCCTCATGTCGCCGTTTCGAGCTGCTGGGGGATTCGGTGCAGGGCTCACTGGAGGTGCGGCTCCAGCGGCGTTCACAACCAGTGCGGAAACGCAACGGGAATTCGAGCAGTTCAAGGCCGAAATAGAATCGAGAAATCTTCTGCGACAGCAACTCAAGGAACAACAGAACACGAACAGGCTACTCCAAGAGCAAAGGCTCGCGTTTCGATAATGGCGACGTTTGAGGAAATCCCAGGACGCAGGGAAGTCGGATTTGAACCTCCGACTGTAACCACGGTGTGGGTATGCGAGGACGAATTCTCGTCGAATGACGTCGCCACAGCCGCATTGACAGCTATCCCGCTATTCGCCTTACATCCCTGGGGGACGCTCTACCGTCAGGCGATGATGGTCAATGAGATCGGCGCGAACCTTCACGAAGTGACTGTGCCGTATGGCCTGCAAATCCGCGAGATTCTGTCTGGCGCGTACTCGGTGGAAGTCGGTCCGTGCCAAGTGCCGCTCAAAGCCAGGGTTGGTAAGCATATCAACGTATACCCGTCTGGATTTCCGACACATGGCGGACTGATCGAGGTACACGGTGGTGTAGTGCACGGATACGACCACGCACTCGATGCGACTAAAGTATCAGTACACTATACCCATCCAGCAGGCGTGATCGACGAGGCTAGAATCAATGTCCTCGCGAGATTGCGAGGATCAGTTGATAGCGGAGGATTTTTCGGGCGGCCGGCATATGAAACGTATTTCCTGGATTGGGAGGGCCACTGGGGCAGCGATGTTCAGACCACGATTAGCTACCATTTTGCAGTGCGTGAAAATCAGACCGGCCTGACTGTCGGAAGCATCACGGGAATTGACGTAGCCGGCTTTGATATTCCTTGGGCCTCGTGGAAGCCAGTGGTAGTGGGAGGCCGACCGGGGCGCGAAATAGAGTACGTAAATGTTGTGCGAATCCCCAAGGAGCGTGATCTGGCAACGGAACTGGGGTTTGGCTAATGGAACGAGCCAGAACTGGTTACGGGTGGAAGCCGCCGCAGGCACGACATGCGAACCTCGTCGCGGATGCTGCCGAGGCGAGTGTCCGCACTAAGCCGCCGAATTATGCACAGCAGGTTTTCCAGCCGAGCAATAACGTCCTAAGTCTACGCAACGATTCTGGCGGCGATCTTCTGGCGGGAGCATGTCTTGAAATCGGTGATCCGCTGCTTACGGATACCGATCCAGACAACGTCTGGCACGAAGGATTGACGCCGACGCCAGATGAGAATCTGAGCATCGCCATCGCTCTCGATGCGGTCCCAGATGGCGAAATCGGAGATCGCTTGTTTCTCGTGTCTGGGTTCTGCTACGCACCAATCAACGTAACCAGCGAGGCCCACACGTTCGCTGATCCATCGTCCGGGACAACGGTCCTCCAGAGTGGCACGAGTGGCCGAGCCAAGATCGTCTGGAAGGAAAGTGGAACCGGAACTAAGAATGCGTTACTGTTGATTCCGGTGAGCGCGTCGGAGGGATCAACGCCTCCACCAGGCAACGAACGACTCGGCTACGCCACGCTGTCCGCCGATCTGTGCGCGGAAGCAACCGGGACAGCCAGCGGCGGAGCATTCTGGGACGGGACGAGCATCAGTCCGTCGGCCGGAACCGTCGACAACCGATTCGGCCACCGCGGCAAGTCCGGCGATCTGGTAATGCTTGGACTAGTCGACTGGGGCGCGGGCGACGTGTGGACGGTATTCGACGTGAAAAAGCAGCAGAAGAATATCCTCAACGATCTTGGGCTGGCTGGCTGTGCGATCCAGGTCGACCAGGTGACGGCGGCCATCGAGGCTTGCGCGGAACCAACCGCCGACGTGACCAAGATCCAGATGTACGAGCTGGACATCGTGACTGATTTCGAAGTGCCTACCCGTGCATCCGAGGATACGATTCGCGACCAGGCACAAGATGCGTGCAGCATTGTCGGCAAGACGAAGACCATCTGCCAGTTTGCGGAGACGCCGGACGCTGGCGACGACGTGACGGTCGCGAGTCTCGCCGCGAAAACGTTCATCAAGGAAATTTTCACGGATACGATGTGCGTGGACAACGTCGTCGTGCCGGTGATCAGTGCGTCAATCCAGACCGTGTACGTTGTGTGTCACGACTTGCCCATCGAGGAAGTACAGATCGAGGGCGAGCCGTGCGAAGGTGAAGAGGAGTCCTGCTGATGATGAAGTTAATCGAGGGTTTCGACTGGTTGGAAACGGCGGATTTACCAGCTGCTTACGGTGCGTTCGGTGCGGTGACGCCCGGTGGGACGCCAACGAATACGATCCAGGCGACGGGCGGGAGGAATGGCGCGGGGTGTTTGCGGGTGATTCCGGGGACGCACGGCGCCGATTCAACGCTGTCGAACATAACCGGCTTCAGCTTCCCGACTGGAGTTGCTGATGGGGCGGTCGTCATCTGTGCATTCGCGGTGAAGTTCAACACGCTGCACGATTCTGGCAACATGGCATTTGCCGGAATCCAAAGCACGTCGGGCACGGGCGACAATAAATACAATCTCGTACTGGCACTTAATAGCTCGAATATTCTTGTCCCTGGTAGGGTATCCGGCGGAACGACATTACTATCATATGGGGCATCAAGTACGACCGTCTTCTCAACCGGAATTTGGTACCAAGTCGCCGTCAAGTTCCAGTCGCACGGATCAACCGGCAGCGTGTACGTCGAAATCAACGGGTCAAACGAAATCACGCTGACGGGACTGGACACGTTGCTCGCCGATAATGGCGTTACAGCATTAGTGCTCGGTGCGACCATTCCAGCGACTGTCACGCCGTCCGTCGACTTCGATGACGTCTACATCGCCGATACGACTGGATCGTACAACAACGATTTCCTCGGCGACGTGCAGGTATTTACCTCCGCACCGAACGGCAACGGCAACTCATCAGACTTCGTCGGATCGGATGCGGATTCAACCGACAACTATCTGCTCGTGGACGACGCTGGCGCACCGGATGACGACTCGACCTACGTGGAATCGAGCACGCCAGGCGACAAGGATACGTATGCTTTCGGTAACCTGCCTGCCAGTGCCGCGACCGTTCATGCCGTGGGCGTGAAGGTGATCGCGAAAAAGATCGACGTTGGTGCGCCAGACCTGATCGCTGTGGCACGCAGCAGCACGACGGAGGACGATAGTCCATCGCTTGGCGTCGGCACAACGTACATCGCACGGCAAGGCATCTTCGAGGAAGACCCGAACACGTCGGCGGCATGGGCACCAGCGGCTGTTGACGCGGCCGAGTTCGGGATCAAGGTAGCGTAGCGGCGGGGTAATATGTGGCCAACGAAATCCGCACAACCGCCGCGAACCTTGAAGCGGTCACATCCGACGGCAGCGCGGGTGCCACGTCCGTCAATCTGCAATCCGCCGTCACTGGCGGAACCACGCGGGCTACGTCGGCCGTAATCCAGTCCGTCGAGCAAGGCGGAACCACGCGGAATACGTCGGCTATCCTCGAAGTCCTGATCCCGTGGATACCGCCGACGGTTCGCGCGACGACCGTCATCCTGGAAACCACGGTCGCGGATGGCGGCGTTGGGGCGACGTCTGCCAATCTGCAA